AAACAACATCATCTCCAAATGTTATCAAAGTTATAAAATTATTGAAATCCTTTCCAGGATTTATATGAGAAAATACAATTCTATGATATATAGAATTAACTATGCAATTAATAATCGTAGTAAGAGCATGTCCAGATGGATTAGATCCTATATTAATCATAACATCACCATTAATTAAAATCCTATTAAACGCTACATCATAAGCTAATGTACCCATCATTTTCAAATCTCTTTCATTATATTTCCCACTACGACTAGCAATTTCAATCAAAACCCTAAAGGCAGATAAAATAACCTCTGGTGGCATATGTTTATCAAACTTACTAAAATCACCTGCTACCATTCTATCTTCACCAAACTTAGTAAGATGCTGATATAATGAAAGCCATTCTAAGCTAAAACTATTGATACCGATAGCCAACTCAGCTTCAAATCGATAAGTTTTAAGGAAAATAATTAAAGGAATGAACAACTTACGTTGTATGATTGTAAATAAGAAGTTACTAGCAGCAAAAACCCGAACTGCACCGATTTCGTTTTTAACTTTAGTAATTCTCTCGTCCTTAAGTGACATATTAAAGATAGGTCCATTGCAAACACCATTTGCATAATTATCTTCCATCTGAGATAATATGTTATCTTCAGCTAAACCTAAACTAAATTCAGTTCTCGCATTATTGAACACTGGTTCTAATATGGAAAACTTTTGTCTCATATAAGGAAAGCCAGCTGATGTTGAAAATTTTAAATGAGGCTCTGATAGATAACCATTTATAGCATCATAAGTTGATATAGGCCCAGAAACTAAATCAAAAGATTTAAATCTAGCTAAATAAGAAGTTTCTGCATTAACTATATTGTTGATTGGAAAATGTGGCTTCAACGCTCTTAATAAATTAAGATTGTATTTGCGTGGAGAGGCACCAGCACCTTTTCTGGAAAAAGTGGGCGCAGTATAGTCACCAACAATTGAGTTATGTTCATAAACGATATCGTAAAATAAACTAGTTTTAACTTTACTCTTCATTCGTGATTTGTGAAATTTCTTAACAGTTCCCAAGACAACACCACCCCCCTGAGAATATTTAAATATGGATTCTTTGTATAAAGTTGGAGCCATACCTGAATAGAAGCTATTATCTTTATATTTCACTATTTCACTAGTTGATACAGGATAAGGTAATGAATTAGAAACGTGCTTCTTCTTATGAATATTTTCCAAAATAGTATATATTGTTTGTGATATAGGGATAGCATATGTAAAATGCACATTAGTATCTGAAGGAGTTGTTGAAGCCACCGTAATACCAATAATAGCTCTAGCTTGATCTCTACCTCGCAACATTATTAGAGAACCACAAGAACCATAATTACAAATGACATTACTCATAGCAATTACATTTTTCTGTATGATACTATCATCTCGATCAATATATCTAAGACTATCTTGCTTCATAGCAATTGAATCTTGACGATGAATATCTCTACCACTTTTTGAATTACCCATCAAAGCTACAACCCCAAATTGATGAGTTAATGGTTCGTCAGAACAGATATAATCGTATATATTGTTAAGAATAGGTGGAAAGTTATCTAATCTAAAGATAGCAAAATCTCGGGTTTTATCACAATAAATCTCATCCATATTTAAACTAACAGTTGTTTTATAATTGAAAGTGTCCGTATATGTTATCTGACATGGACCTACTATTCCATGTCTAACAGTTATAAAATAATTATTTCTAATATGAACTGCTATGTTCTTAGCCTCCATTCCATCATTAAATGAGGTAATAAGAACATAGTTATCTGTTATCTTCTTCTCCAGATCTGCAGATAAGATAGTTTTCTGTTTATGATTAAACATCTCCCGCTCTGTCTCTACATAAGGCTTATCAAAGATATTAGAAGTAGCCATTGTTTGAGTAGACAATGGAACGTCATTACTTGTCATTAGATAAGCAATAACTTTCTGCAACGTCCTAGATAAACTTAATAAGAATATTAATTTTGAGAATAATAGAAAGAACTCTGCATGAGCGCGTGAAAACTTTAAATTAGCTCCAGCACCTAATAAACCAAATTCTGCTCTATCACTAATCTCACTATTCTCATCATCAAAATCTAGCTCTACCTGATGTTTATATCCTCTACGGAACCAATTAGGCATCCAAGATATAGCTAAATTAGACTTATAAATAAATTTATCTATGTCTAAGAGAAATCTCAAAGAAATAGCTGCAACTGAATCTTGATAATAAGAATCTTGATCATCTCTAAAGGAACCAAACATGGTATAAATCATATAGGAAGTAATCTCCCCACATAACATAAATGAAGTTATATAGATTTCTAAAGTTAATAAACAATTAAGAAATAGAGGTGGTAAAGTAACGGAATTCATAACAAAAGGGATAAATAATGAAGTTGCAAAAACTTCTTTTGTATCAGTAAATATATCCATGGTAAATCTATTTGGACAAACCAAAGAGACCACACTATGACATGAACATATCTCAGATTTCTTAAGAAGACTATGATTCCTCATAACTATATCTTGTCTTTTATCATGAGCAGCCACTGACATTCTAAATTCATGTAAAACCTCATGTGGTAAATATACTCGTTGCTTAGATTGATCTCCATCAACATGATCTATCATATATCCATTACCAGTCCATCTATGTATAAGAAATGTGTAAGGCATTGGACTATCCATCAAATCATAAGCAGTAACCAATCCCTTCTCAGTACTATCAGGAAGAACTTCTATTACAAACGGAAATCTACGCTGAGCAGCAGAGGGAGTTCGGAAATAGGCATTATATCCTAAATCAAGAGTGTTTGTTGTAGCAATAATCATTGACATCAAAAGAGGAATAGTCCCCTTATCATCCAATGCTGATTGCTCTGTTATTCTAGCACTATTAGTGATCAGACCAAGAATTCTCAATAAATTCTCATCTGTCTTCATCATAGCACGAAAACAACCTAAGTCATCCATTAACCCAAATGGCTGCTTTTTATACCCATCATATCTTGGATCAGTATTTGAAAATTCATAAGTATCACCCTCTTGGGTCTTCATATCATGATCTCTCGCATATTGCTCCTTAAATGTAGGATAAATAGTGGATTTTCCACCTCCTGGAACACCAAGAAGTAGGAGAACATATGGAACTCGTCGAAAAACTCGCGAAGCACGAAATGTTTTAGCTTTCTTAAGCGCAATTCGTAATGCAGCAAGTAATTTTTCTACATGAACAGAAGCTCGTGTTGAAATATATCTATTACCATTATCAAACTGGCTTATAAGTTTTTGTCCAAGTTCTATATGAGATTCTATAGATGAAATTAAATCATCTACAGTGGGAAATTCTTCCACTTTATCATCTAAAATCTCACTCAATAAATCAGTGTTTTTAATTAAAAACATAGTTCTATCATAATAAGTTTTAAATGATTCTTCAGTATAAACCCATGGAGAGTCACCCATGAATAAATATTGATATCCTCCTTCACAGATATACAATAAAGATTCACAAATAGCTTCCGGTACGTTTTTAACTACATAATAAGATTTCGATTCCAAATGTCTAGCAAATGTTGTGAATCCCATCTTAGTTATTGAATTTAATCTATCTGAAAACATTGAAATAGATAGTATCCAATTCAATAGAGTAGCAACATGTGAATAAGATGTATCACTAAGGATAGCATCACCAGTTAACCAATTTCGAAATTGAGTAAAAGGATTAACTCTCTTAGTTTCATCTAATTCTGCGGTTGCAAATGTTGTGATTTCTAAAATATACTTCTTATAAAAAGAAGTTAAATACTCTGGAACCTCACGTAGGTTTAGCAATTTATATAAAACAGAAATAGCCATTATCATATCTATGACACTATTACACCTCGATAGGTCACGTAGAAATATAGTAACTACTTCTAATTTATCTAAATACTATATAATATACAATTTACTGGAACACCCATACTCTTAACGACATCTGCTAAGATTGAAACTCGTGTTGTAAATTGAATATAAAGTTTAGTTAATGCTAAATAATAATTAAATCTTTCATAAACATATATAAATATAACGTTAAACATAGATATGATTAAATCGAAAAAGAATTTAAAACAATTACCATCCGGTTGATATTTAACATAATCACTATAA